AAGAAGGCATCAAATGCACCAGCACTAAAGTTTGCAACATTCACGGTATAACGCACGCCAAGATAACGCTCATAATTACCTTGTGGCAATTTAATGGTAACTACTTTATAACCTGCGACTAATGAAGCCTTAGCAATGGCTGCACTAGACCAATGGACGGTTGCGGACGTTGCTAAATCAGCCGTAGAGTCAGACTCTAGCGAGAATACAACAGTAGTTGAACCTGCGCTAACAGTGGTTGTTTGCACAAGAATTGTTAAGTACAAGTCGCCTTGCGCGCCAATATCAGTAGTGACATTACCACCGATTGCCGCAGGTAACAGGTCAATAACATTGGAGATTGCCGTTGCCGTTACAGCTTGAGCATCGCTAAATTTATTCAACGAATCCAGAATAGCCATGATAAATAACTCCTATTAAGTCACACGGGCTTCGGTTGATAACAAAGCATCGCACGAACGAATCGGGATACCACGGAAAGAAGTCATCGGCTGACCTGCCGCATCATTGCCAGTCATCAAAGTATAAGTTGCTTTACCTTGAGCCTGAATATCAAGCATTTCATTCAATGTGGGATTAACGTAGAAGCAAGCCTTACCCATAGCCATGTTTGGGATGCGGTGAGCCGCTTTGGTCATTAGCTTAATAACGTCAGCCGCGCTCGACTCAGCAACCAAGTTTGATGCGTCAATGTTGCAGATACGCACCACATAACGCCAGTCGCGCAATGCAATACCGCACTTCCATTGAAAGTGTTCCATGTAGGCGCGATAGCGACGACTAGACGAATCGAAAGCATCGGCCAAGCCTAAGTCTTCTTGAGTCAAACCTGCTTTAGAGCCTTTCGGGAAAATACCGTGAATAGTATTTTTACCCCAAACAACAAGCCATACGGACATATTATCCGAACCAGTACCGCCACCATCAATAATGTTTTGAGCATTGCCAGCAGACAGCGAGCTATAGCGTGGAGCAAGGCCAGTAAACTTTTCAGGCTCAGTAGTAGAGTCACCATAGAACAGCGTCGAGGCCATTGTCTGATTCATGCCTTCCAAATGCGCTTGCGCCTCATCTAAGCGGAATGCAGACTCTAAGCCGTTCAATTCTGCAAGGTCTTTGTCAACCTCAGAACGCGCCTCTAGCATACCAATCCCGTCTTCAACAGTAGCGCGTGTTGACTTTGAAGCGTCAACACCTTGATACAACTTACGCCATGTGCCAGATGGTAAGCCTGTGCGGATAACGCTTTTATGCGTAGTGACGTTATTAGCTTCAAGCGTAACCATATCCGTCAAGATAGGATTCGTTTGCGATAGAATTTCAACAACGGTAGCCGCTTTGCCATCAGGGTCTAAGAAGTTAGCCCAATCAGCCAAAGTCGGAAACTTGGCGGATAAAGTCGCCATAATTTAACTCCTACAAGGTTTTGTCATAGAAAACTTTGGCTGGGTCTTTAGACTTGCCATCGTGTTTAGCACCATCAACAAAAGTATCATTGCTGATTGATTTACCGATACGCACGAATGCACGAATCATATCGGGATGATTGCCTAGCCCTGATTGAGCTAGAAATTCTTTTAGTTCAGGCGCGAATTTATCTAACGCCTGATTCGCTAATAATGAATTAGCCTCAAAGTTTGCTTGACCATATTCAGGGTCAGATTTTGCGGACTCTTGCCAATCTGTCACAGTTTTAGCCCATGACTCTTTAGCCGCTGTATATTGATTAGTCTGCAAATCCATAAATTTTTGAGCTTGTTCCTGATTCAAACCTTGCTCTTTAGCCAATGCCTTGAATGAGTCGAGTACGCCATCGGCCAACTCTACATTTTCAGGTATAGCAAAGTCTGTGTACTCAATAGCAACAGGCGTTACAGGTTCAACCACTGGCGTAGCGTCAACAATAGGCGCATCAACTACGGCAGGACTATCAACTACTGGCGCATCCGCCACTTGTTCAGTCATTCTCTAACTCCTTAACTGCTAATAATTCTGTTAATAAATTGGGTTGTTCAATCCTGATACGATTCAACAGGGCAACACCAACACTACGACGACCTTGCACATAAGCCATATCTGACAACTCAGGCGAATAACCTAGATTCAATACACCCGTTGTTTCCAATAACTCAACAATGAATCTTTTACCGCAATCAGTGGCAAGCAATTGTTTAAAATCATCTTTACGTTGATGAATCAGAAACAACTCATTATCAATATCTTCTTGGCTTCGTTCGTCGTAAATCATTGTAATGTTTGCCCCTGCATTTGTTGCGCTAACTGACCTAGAGCATTGGTATCAGTGATGTTAGCTTGACTTAAATCTTTCATTGTTGCCGCTTGTTGTTGCGCTTGTGCCGCTTGTTGCTGTTGTGCTTGTTGCTGTTGTTGAGCCGCACGAATCTTGGCTACATTCTCATCACTGACAACCAACTTAGGCGGCAATCCCATCATGCGAGCGTACTCATCAACCATCTGGTCAAAGTCACACTTATCTAAAACAGAAGGTGATAACTGACCTAATCCGCCTATCATGCCAATGAATCGGTCAATGCCGTTAATGCCAACCATTTTCTGCGCTTGGGACAAGATACTAATGTATTCGACTTGCAATCCTGTACCTTGTAACTCTTGTGGTGGCTCAGGAAACATATTGCGAGCCATCATCTTATCAAACGCTAAATCGACGAGAGGATTTAACAATTCTTCGCTTAGTCGTGTAATAACCGAGCCAAGTACCAACATCTTTTCCTCTTTGCGCTCTACAATCTCGGTAGCAGTACGTTGTCTATCGTCAGCACTTGCCAACATCAAGAAAAGGTCTTCAAAGAAAGCGCGTTTAATACGGGTTTGACAGGCTTGAATGTCTTCGTACAAACCGCTAAGCATTGCAGGGTTTATCTGATAAGCAGGAGCATAACCTTGTTGTCCTGTTTGTACGTCAACATAGGTAATATCACCGGGCAGAATAGATGACCTGCTATTCCTTAAACTAGATGGGGCAGTCATTGGTGGACGAACCATCTTTTCAACCGCTTCAATTTTGCGCTTCTGCTCTAATTGCAATGCTTTAATGTCAGGCAAAGCAACCATAGCTGGGCTGTCACCGTACACATCACCGTCAATCAGCGACCAACGCGCAACCATGCAAGGAAAGTAATCGTAACCGCTTACACGCAGAAATTTATCATCATTACAAGAGGATTCCATGTAAATTGAAATAAAGGCTTTATTCTTAGAATCTAACTTGCCGTGTTCCTTCCAATCATTCGTACTAACGTAGTGCGTTATCTCATATTGATTATCAAATGACTTATTATCGTATTGGTTTTTAATTAACTCAGAACAGTTAGCGTAGCCAAATTGGTCAACTATTTGCTTGACTGATAACATAAACCATCTAACAAGAGTGTCAACATTGCCGCGATTGCTATTAGCAACGGCATAAGAGCCAATCGGCAATGTATAACAGCGCAAAACGTCTTTATGGTCATCGTCAACAAACAAAGCGGCAGTACCATAAATTCCCAAATCTGCATAAAACATGGGCAAGCAATGATAAAGATTCGACTTCAAGAACACTTCGCGCATTCTTGATTCAACCGTATCAAGCCAAATGTTAATATCTTGATTTTCTGCGAGGTCTTTGTTGTTTGTAGTCATGCGAAACCATGACGTTACAGGGTTTGTGATACCTGTCATCATTCCAGCCGCTAGGGTATTAGCAGACATGGTGGCGGTATTGTCTATGATTTTACTGTTTCGGCGGTCTTGTTTGGTGTCGGTAGAGAGTAATCGTGCTTGGCGAGGGCGAATATATTCATTCAACTCACGAAAATGAGGCATAAACTGATTCAGGTCGTTCTTTAATGCGGCCTTTCTCGTGTTGATATGTTGTCTCATTTCCCCGTAATTCATCTATCCGCCTAAAATCGTTTTAAAGTTTTGGGTATTAGAACCAACCAAAGGGGCTGTAATTGTTGACTGTCGCCCTTGTGCGTTTTTCTGTCTCCGCCGTTCATCTTCGGCAGCACGCAAAATAACAGGGTCTTGTTCAGTAACTTGCGGAGGTGCTTTAATAGGCTCAGGTAATGGCGGAGACTTCAATGCTTTTTTAACAGCATCGTACATTCCAAACGTTCCGATATTGAGTAAATCGCCAAGTATATTAGACATAAATCACCAAAATGACTGACAAGTCAAATAATGAACCGTTAGTCAAGTTTAGTCAATAGTCGGGTTTATAATCAGTGACAAAACCGTTTGATTGTCCAATGCCTTGGTATTTTTTAGAGACTGGAAAAGCGAAAGTGATAGCCAAAGCATCGGCTTTATTCGGGCTTCCTTGTTGCAAGCGTTTTTTCATGGCCTCCTTACCTTCTAACTGTATTTTTCCGTCAGTTCTACCAACTGTTTCATAGCTGATTAGCTCAGTATAAAGCTCGTGGTCTTCAGGTATGGCACCTCCCTCTTTGAGCCATTGCTTCATCGCGCCCCACATCTCAGCGCGTTTGTTTAAGTACCCTTGGTCAAAGACACCGCCACCAAACCACACCAACTGCCAGTCTTTGCCCAATGAGCGACCGACCGATACAATACCTGTACCATAGCCACCATCAATGAACACTGCATCGGCTTTTTCATCTTGCTCAAATCGCGCAATGATATTAGCCATTTGCACATCATTGTCGTTTTTTGGATATTCTGCGAGTATCTTAAACACCAAACCTTGGCGCATACCAATCACAAATTTATCATCACCTGACCATGCAGGGTCAACACTGATAATTTTTGGCGCAAAATTATACATATCAGCGCGTAGATGTTTACCAAACGCCGCATCAACATCATTAGCACTAATGAATGACTTCATCGACATAGCAGGGAACATACCACGGACACGGACTTTAACTAAGTCGCTATCCTCGCCGTAAGCCTCGACCATCTTCTGCAATTCTTGCTTGTTCGTGCCTTCTACTGTTCGACTATCAATCTGTCTGTGAATCCATTGATTAGCCTGTTTTCCGTTAAAACAACCGTAAAATGAACCGCTATTCTGTGTGGGATTACCAAACGCTATCCAAATAATCTCTGTGTTTTCGTCTGTTAATGCACCTAGTGTGACTTCCCACACTTTAGCGTCAATACCGCTTGCCTCATCAAAGATAACAACAATACGACGACGAACATTATGCAAACCTGCGAACGCTTCTGTATTGTGCGCCGACCACGTTACCGCGTCAGTACGCCAATTCTCAGGGTCATGTTTAGCGGCAATCTTAGTAGCAGTAACGTCCCACCAATCTGCATTGATTGATAGTTTTAGCCACTTGCGAACCTCTGGCCATGTTTTAGTACGGAGTTGCGTCTCGGTGTTGGCAGTAATAACGACACGGCAATTAGTGCAGGTACTCATTGCCCAGTCAATTATTTGTGAGATACAAGCAGATTTACCAATACCATGACCCGAAGCAATAGCAATCTTGAGTGGCTGAAATCGTGTGACGGGATTAGAAAGATGCGTTTTTATGTCTGTGAATATTTGACGTTGCCAAGTGCGAGGAGCATCGCAACCATCACCAACTAACTCACCTGAACCCCAAGGATACGCATACAAAGAGAATCGCTCAGGGTCGTGAGCGAATGATGCAATATCATTGATTATCTGTGATTCAGGAGTCAATACCTGCACGTTTGCGAGCCTCGTCTAATGCGTTTGATAAAGTAACATTACCCTCATGCTCAATAATTTGCTTGTCTTTGAAGTTTTTTCCACGTCTATTTTTAAGCCAAATG